TCTAATCGTGTCTCCCCAACGATTGACCCAGATCGTCAGGCGAGAGCCCCGGAATTGCCGCGGCTTGAAACCGATGTGCACGGAATGGTCGGCAGCTATGGGCCCGATGTTTGTGAATGGGCGTCCGATCATCTTGGTATCGAGCTCATGCCATGGCAGCGGCACGTTCTCGACCAGCAGCTTGCATTCGACGCCGATGGGTTGTGGTGCTCCAATCTGGCGCTCGTTTCTACAGCTCGACAAAACGGCAAGAGCGTCGCGATCAAAGCGCTCATTGGCTGGGCTTTGACCAAATACCCAAAAATCAAAGGCGGCCCGGTCAAGCTCGTCTCAACCGCGCATAATCTCACGCTTGCGGTGTCAATGTTTCAAGAGCTCGTGCCCATCCTTGCCGATAAATTCAGTGCAAAAGCCAAATACACCTTTGGCCGCAACGAAATCACCCTCCCCGGCGCGCACTGGATAGTCAAAGCCGCCAACCCATCAGCACCACACGGCCTCGCCGGCATCGACTTTCTCATTGTGGACGAAATCTGGGGCATCAGCTCCGAAACTTTCGACATCGGCTTCCTGCCCACCCAACGCGCCAACCCAAACCCGCTGTGCTCAATGTGGTCCACAGCCGGCACCGAGGACTCCACCTGCATGCTCCGCCACCGCGAAGCCGCGCTCCGCTCCATCGACACCGGCGAACCCTCCCCCATCTACCTCGCCGAATACTCGCCACCCCCAGACCTCGACCCCATGACCCCCGAAGCATGGGCGTACGCCAACCCAGCTCTCGGCCACACCCTCCAGCTCAAAACCCTCGAGCGCGAATCCACCGCACCCAACCGCGGCGGCTTCCTTCGCAGCTCCGTCAACCTATGGGTCCAAACCGACGCCGGCTGGCTCAACCCCGGCCAATGGGAACGCAACCACACCGACAAACCACCGCTCCCCGGCGGCGTTCTAGCCTGCGAAGTCTCCGTCGACGACGGCCGATACGTCGGCATCCGCGTCAACCTCAACGCCGACCAACAGCTCACCGCCACCGTCGCCCTCATGGCCGACACCGTCCACAACTTCTGGGCCAACGTCCGCGAACAGCTCGAGCTCAACCCCGGCCTACAACTCGCAATCAGCCCTACCCTCGACAACAACTGCCCACCCGAACTAGCCCGCCGCCGCATCATCGTCGGCTACCAAGAAATCACCCGCTACACCGCGGCAGTGAAACAAATGATCGTCGAAGGCCGCCTCCATCACACTGGCGAAACCATGCTTGCCGAGCACGTCGGTCGCGCTGTCGCGGTCAAAACACCCGGCACCATCGCACTCTCATCCAACAAATCACCCGGACCCATCGAGCTTGCCCGCTGCCTCGTCTGGGCCGCCGGCATCGCCAACCGACCCGTCAGCAGCGTCCGACCAATGCTTGTCACAACAAAACCGCGGCACGTCGCCTAACATCACCTCATGGGATTATTCACACCAAAGCCAGTGCACCAAATGGTCGTCAAAGAATCCGCCATCGGTGCCGCGGTAGGTGCAGCCGGTAACCCGCTCGTCGGCCAATTCATCAACTACACCACCGGCGCGGACCGTCTCGCCGCGCTTCGAGTCCCCACCATCAGCCGCGCCCGCGACCTTATCTGCGGCATGATCTCATGCCTCGAATTCCGTCAATACGGACGCCAATGGAACGGCGAAGACTACGAACGCATCGACATCCCACCCGACGTATGGTTCGGCCAACCCGACCCCAACGTCACACGCAACTTCATCATGAGCAACACCGCCGACGATCTCATGTTCTACGGTCGCGCATTCTGGGTAGTCACATCACGCAAAGCCGACGGATTCCCTAACGCCTTCACATGGATTCCCGCCGCCGACGTCACCACATGGGACCAAGCCGGACCCCAATGGTGGGGACCCTCCAACCAGATCTATTTCCAAGGCATCCAACTCGAAACCAAAGACGTCGTCCAATTCCTCAGCCCCATCCCCGGACTACTCGCCACCGGCAGCCGCGCCATCAACACCAGCATCCGCCTCGACGCCGCCGCGGAACGCTTCGCCACCATGCAAGTCCCCGCCGGCTACCTCAAACAAACAGGCGGCGAACCCATGAGCGCCCAAGACCTCGCCGACCTCGCCGCGGCATGGGCCGACGCCCGCGAATCAAGCGCCATCGCCGCGCTCAACGAATTCGTCGAATGGAAAGAATCCAACATCGACCCATCAAAAATGGAACTCGTCTCAGCGCGGCAATACCAAGCCGTCGAGCTCTCACGAGTCGCCAACATCCCCGCCTACCTCGTCAACGCACCCGTCGGCTCCGGCATGACATACCAAAACGCCCAGCAAGCCCGCCAAGACCTGTACCTGTTCGGCGCCAAACCATACATCGACTGCATCGAGCAAACGCTGTCCATGAACAGCGTGACACCACGAGGCCGTTACATCGAGCTCGACGTTACGTCGTACCTCGAAGAAAACGGGCTGGCGGGCCAGCCGGACACTGCTGCACCGGCTGGCTCAGGCAGCTCACTCACACCATCGGAGGAATGACATGCCCTACTACGTCACCGAAGACGCCGAAGGCTGCGCCGGCTACGGCGTCGTCAAAGAAGACGGCGAACTCATCGGCTGCCACCTGACCCAGCAGGACGCCATCGACCAAATGGTCGCCATCAGCCTCGACGAAGGCATTGAACCCGGCGGCATGCTCAGAGAAGTCGAAATGACCGCCCCAATGAGCACCCTTCGCATGGCGGCACCCGGTATCAAGCTCCTCGAGGCGGAGGAAGGCAAAGCCCGCCGCGAAATCAGCGGCCTCGCAGTCCCCTACGACGTCGAAGCCACCGTCTCCGACGGCACCCGCGTCAAGATCATGCGCGGCGCCCTCCCCATCGACGGCCCAGCACCCAAGCTGCTCAAGTACCACGACGGCAGCGAAGTCGTCGGCCTCGTCACCGCCCGCAAAGACGAAGAGGACGGCATGTACTTCACCGCCCGCATCAGCAAAACCCGCGACGGCGACGACGTCATCGAGCTCATCAAAGACGGAGCACTCGACGCGGTCAGCATCGGCATCGACCCGATCAAAGCCACCTACGACAAAACCGGCACCCTCGTCGTCAAAGCCGCCAAATGGCGTGAGCTCTCCATCGTCGGCGAACCCGCATTCGCCGATGCTCGCATTACACAGATCGCAGCGACTAGCATCCACACCAACGACACAAAGGAGTCGACCAACATGGAAGCAACCACGAACACGCCGGCCGAGCAGCCCGCACCGGCTCCCACCGCGCCGATCTGGGCCGAAGCTCGCAAGGTTCCTGCGCGCCTCCCGTCGGCCGCCGAATGGATTAGCGCCTACGTGCAGGGCGGCAGCGCCATTGCGAACGTCAACAAACTCATCGCCGACCATCAAGCATTCCACAACCCGCTTGAGGCGGCAGCTGGCGATCAGACCACAAGCGATCAGTTGGGCCTGTTGCCGATTCCCGTGGTGGGTCCGGTGTACACCAACATCAATTACCTGCGTCCAGTCGTCACCGCCATCGGTGCGCGTGCGATGCCTCTCGGCTCTGGCAAAGTGTTTATTCGCCCAGAAATCACGACCCACACCAGTGTCGCACAGCAGTCAAGCGAATTGTCCGGCCTGTCATCGACAACGATGGTGGTCACCGATAACCAAGTCACGCGCCTCACGTTTGGCGGCACCGTGCTTGTCTCGGAACAGTCCGTCGACTGGACGGACCCCAACAGCGTCAACATCATCCTGCAAGACCTTGCCGGACAGTACGCCGACGCGACAGACAATTACGCAGCCGACCAGCTGCGCAGCAACTCAACGGACCAAGGCACATGGGCCGGCACCGCTGCAACGATTCTCAACGAGATTTACACAGCCGCGCAGCTCATCGCAGCCAACACCAACGTCCTTCCGACGCACATGTTCGTTGACCCCGAAATGTGGGCCAAAATTGGCTCACTTGTCGACGGACAGAACCGTCCGCTGTTCCCAACCGTCGGACCATTCAACGCCGCTGGCAGCCAGAACGCGGCAACGTGGAACGGCAACCCGCTCGGCCTGACGATGGTCGTTGACAAGAACTTTACCGCCAAAACCGCCATCGTCGGATGCGCGGCAGGCCCCTTCGCCGGATTCGAAATTTACGAAAACCAGCGCGGCCTTATCGCCATCGACAAGCCCGAAGTCCTCGGACGCCAGATCAGTTTCCGCGGATACTTCGCAACGCTCATGATCGACGGCACGAAGTTCCGCCGCTTTACCTACGCCTAAGCGGGAGGCCGCCACATGGCGACCTACACCATTACCAACAAGCAAGTCGTGGACAACGTGGGGGTCGTACAGACCCTCACGGACACGCCCATTCAGCCCGGCCAAAGCATCACGATTAGCGGCCTCACAGGCTTCAACGGCACCTACACCGTCACCGCCTGCCCCGCCTATTTGTTCATTGGCGTCGATGAATACGGCGACTACCGCTACGACACAGCTGTACTCATCCCCAACCAAATCGCATTCGCGCTCACCGCGGCGGACGAAGATCGCCAACCAGCAGCCGGAACAATCACATACACCCCCACGTGCACATGGGTGACCACCAACGACGTCGAGGACTGGCTCGGCTTCACTGTCACCCCAGCCACAGCCGACGCCGATCTACTGACTATGGCCGTCGGTGCAGGCAACCAATTCGCATGGCGCCGCCGCCTTGAGGCTGGCTACCAAGACAGCCTCACCACCGTCCCCAGCCTTGACGTCAAGCTCGGAACCGTCATGTACGCCGGCTACCTCTACCGCCAACGCGGCAGCATTGACCAATACGCCAGCTTCGACCCACTTGCCACCGGCGCACCCGTCGGCGGCAGCTTCGGCGACATCATGCGCCTACTAGGCATCAACCGCCCCGCGGTGGCCTAATGTCCGACATTTTCAACGACGGATTCGACACCCTCGTCACCAAACTCGGCACGATCAGCGGCCTTCCCGTCGTAGTCTCGAGCGACCCACGCAACATCAACCCGCCGTGCGTGTACGTCGACGCACCCAGCTTCCTCGTGCCCACCAACACCATCGCCCACATGCAATTCAGCATCAAAATCATCACCATCGGACCCGGCGACCGCAAAGCCCTCTCCAAGCTCCTTGAGCTCGCCGACAAAATCCGCGCCGCCAAAATCGGCCTTACCGAAGGCCGCCCCACCGTCGTCAACATCGCCGGAGCCGAATACGCCGCCTACGACCTCACCATCGACACCAAAGTCGCCCCATGAAATACATCGTCCACCGCGAATTCGCCAACCACAAACCCGGCGACCTCATCGACGGCGACGGCCTCAACATCGCCTACCTCGTCGCCAACGGCATCATTGAACCCGACACCCATGACGACACAAAACCATCAAAGCCTGCTAGAACTAACACCAAGAAACGGAAGGACTGACCATGGCCACCACCACCTACCTCGCCAACCCCGTCGTCACCATCGGAGCAGCAACGCCCGGCACCGACATCACCGACCAGTGCGAATCGGTCGTCCTCACGCAGAACGTTGAGGCTCTCGAATCCACCGCCTTTGGTGTCAACGGCCGCCGCTACGTTGCAGGCCTCCAGAACCACCAGTGCGTCATCACGTTCCTCATGTCCTACGCCTCAAGCGAAACATACGCGCTGCTCCAGCCGCTCGTCGGAACCCAGTGCTACGTCAGCGTCAAGCCCGCCACCGGCAACGAATCCGCCACGAACCCCAAATTCGAGCTCTCGGAAACGTACCTTGAGTCGCTCGACGTCGTGAACGCCGCCGTCGGTGAGCTCAGCCGCGTCCAGATCACCCTTCAGGGTGGCGCGCTGGCAATCGACACGACGAACCCGTAATCCACAGCACACCAAGGAGCAGCAGCAGTGCAGCTAACGATCAAGGTCGACTACCGGCAACCCTCAGGCCAAGCCATCACCGAAAAAGCCGCGATCACACTCGCGGACTACGCCGCGTGGGAACGCAAAAGCGGCAAAGTAGTCCAGCAGCTACAAACCGGCATGGGCCTCAACGACCTGCTCTACCTCGCATGGCATCGGCTCACCAAAGCCGCCAAAGAAAACCGCACCTACGAAGTGTGGTGCGAATCCGTCATCGAGATCGAAGTCGAAGGCCTCGAAGCCGCAAACCCTACGGAAGCGGCAGCGTCCGACGCCAACTAGCGGAGCTGCTGCTAGCGGTCGGATGGTGGCCGCCCGGAATCGAATTCGACAGCAGCGACCTCGCCACCGTCCTACTATTGGCGGAGAAACGTAACAAACGAGGCCGACGATGACCGCCAACACCAGCATCACCATCACCGGCATCCAAGACACCCTACGCGAGCTCCGCAAAGTCGAACCCGACCTCCGCAAAGCATTCGACCGCCGCTACAAAGACATTCTCAAACCCGTCATCGACACCGCCAAAGGCCTCGTCCCCGAACTACCACTCTCAGGCCTTGCTCGATCATGGCAAAAAGGCCGCCTCGCACCATGGGACCGCCGCGCAGTCCAACGATCAATTACATCAAAGGTCGACACCCGACGCGGCCAAACAGCCGTCATGCGAATCCAAATGAAATCCGCCGGCGGCTCAGTGTTTGACATGGCAGGCCGACGCCGCGACAACACCTTCGCACGACGCCTCGAAGGCAAAGGCTTCGGCGGCGCCAGCCGCGTCATGTGGTCCGCGTACAATAGACGCGAAAACGACGTCGACCGACAAATCAACCAACTCGTCGACGACCTCACCCGCACCGTCAACGAGAGGCTCCGCTAATGGCCATAACAATCCCCATCATTAGCGAATTCGACGGCAAAGGCATCAACCGCGCCATTAGCGAATTCAAGCAGCTGGAAACCACCGGCGAAAAAGCCCAATACGCACTTCGCAAAGCCGCACTCCCAGCCGCCGCGGCCCTCACCGGGCTGGCAGCTGCCGCGACGATGGCCACCAAAGCCGCAGCTGAAGACGCCAAAGCCCAAGCCCTCCTTGCCCAAACTCTTCGCAACACCACCGGCGCCACAGACGCCCAAATCGCCGCTAACGAGCAATACATCGCCACCACCGAACGCGCCGCCGCGGTGTCCGACGATCAGCTCCGCCCAGCGCTCGGCAACCTCGTTCGCGCCACCGGCGACGTCACCCAATCCCAACAGCTCCTCAACCTCGCCCTCGACATCTCAGCCGCCACCGGCCGCGACCTCGAATCCGTCAGCATCGCGCTTGCCAAAGCCTCACAAGGCCAAGCCACAGCCCTCCAACGCCTCGGCGTCCCCCTCGACGAAGCCCTCGTCAAAACCAAAGACTTTGAGGGAATCGTCAGCGTCCTCACCGACACATTCAGCGGAGCCGCCGCCGTAGCAGCCGACAGCTTCGAGGGCCGCATGCGCCGCGTCGGCATCGCCATTGACAACACCAAAGAAAACATCGGCAACGCACTCATCCCCGTCCTCGAGCGCCTACTGCCAATCGTTGACAAAGCCGCCGTATTCATGCAAAACAACACCGACGCAATCGTCAAAGCCGGCACAGCCATTGCCGCGCTCGCCGCATTCGTCCTCGGCGCCAACGCCGCAATGAAGGTGTACAACGCCACCGTCGTCGTCGTCGATCTCACCATGAAAGCCCTAACAGTGACCACAGGCGGCACCAGCCTTGCCATGTCCGGGCTAGCCACACGCCTAGGCGTCGTCGGAGCCATCGCCGCAGCTCTCGCCATCAGCATCCAACAACTCGCAGCCGACGGCGGCTTCGCATTCAAAGGACTCGCCCGCGCCGGCGTCGAATTCGCCAACCTCATCATCGACGCATTCGAAAAAGTCGCCCAAGGCGTCAACATCGCCATCAACTCACTGATCGCCGCATACAACGCCCTCCCATTCGTCAACAACATCGGCTACCTACCCACCAGCAACCTCATCGGCAACATCCCGCTCCCATTCGGCACATCAGGCGCCAACAGCCGCCCCTCAAACGTCCCAGACCGCCTAGAACCCGTCCCCAGCGTCTCAACAGCCATAGGCGGCATACCAAGCCTCCCAGCGCTTCCTAGTCCCACTGGCGGCGGCGGAGGCGGCGGTCGCGCTGGCAGAGGCGGCGGAGGCATTAGCTTGCCAGCCCCAGACCTCACAGCCTTCGGCCTCACCGAATCCGCCCGACTTGCCGACCTCGAGCTCATCAACGCCCAACCCGCCATCAACGTCACCGTCAACACCGTCACAGCACCCCAAGACCTCGGCCAAACCATCGTCGACGCCCTCATCCAATACAACCGCTCAAGCGGCCCCATCGACATCCTCGTCACATGAGCACCGTCGTCCAATCCGGCAACTACACCCTCGAAGTAGACACCGGCTTCGACTACGCCAGCTTCCGCCTCAACGACACCACCAAAGGCATCCTCGACAACACCACCTACCTACTCGGCCCCACCACACAATTCGCCGACATCACCGACAACGTCACCCAAATCGTCTACCGCCGCGGCCGACGCAAACCCGACGACCAACTCGGCGCCGGCACCCTCAGCTTCACCATGCGCGACACCACCGGCATCCTCGGCCCATACGACTCAACCAGCCCCTACTACGACCCCGACAACAACGAACCCGGACTCGCCCCCATGCGAGCCATGCGCCTCAAACGCGGCACCACATCACTATTCACCGGCACGATCATCAGCTACCAATACATTTTTGCCAAAGCCGGCCCAAACACCGTCATCGTCCAATGCGCCGACGACTTCTACAAACTCGCCCAAACCAACCTCCAAGAATGGAACGTCACCGCTCAAACCAGCAGCCAACGCCTCACCAGTCTTTTAGCCCTTCCCGAAGTCGATTACACCGGCACCACCAACATCGCCACCGGCACCGTCGACCTCGGCCACGACGCCGCCTACACCGTCCCAGCCGGCACCAACACCCTCGGCTACATCAACCAAATCAACCAAGCCGAACAAGGCCGCACATTCATCGCAGCCGACGGCACCCTCACATTCCAATCACGCATCGGCGCAACTCTTAGCTCACCCGTAGTCAACTTCCACGACGACGGAACCAACACCCCATACGACGGCCTCGAAGTCGAATTCGACGCCGAAAACGTCGTCAACTACGCCTACGTCAAAGCACTCGACGGCGACGACGCAATCGCCGAAGACCTCACCAGCCAAGCCACCTATTTCATCCAAGCCAAACAAATCACCAACAGCCTCCTCCACGAACAAACCCAAATCGACGACCTCGCCACCTACCTCCTTGAGCCCTACCCAGCACCCAGATACACCGCAGTCACCGCCAAATTCCTGCAGCTCACATCCGGCCAACGCGACACCGTCGCCACCGTCGACATCGGCGACACCATCAGCGTCGAAAAAGAAATCCCCGGCCTCGGTTCTGCCGTTGCCCAAGAGCTCGCCGTCGAAGGCATCCAAGCCACCATCAACTTCGACCGCGGCCACGAAATTACATTCTTTACAAGCCCCACCACCATTATTTACGAGCTCATTCTCGACGATTCGATCTATGGCGTCCTTGACGCCGACAATGTCCTAGGCTAAGGAGCACCATGGGAGCCAACGCCCAAACCACCGTCCCCACCTTTACGACGTCACAAGTACTGACGGCCGCGCAAATGAACGAATCAGCCCGCACCGGAGTACCAGTGTTTGCAGGAACCGCCGAACGCGACGCCGCATTCGGAGGCACCGGCGAAAAAACGCTCGCCGAAGGCCAGCTCTGCTACCTCGAATCGACCAATGTCGTGCAGTATTACGACGGCGCGACATGGGCAACGGTAGGACCAAGCAGCCCCGGAGGACTTGTCCGTGTCGGCGGAACGGCCTTTAGCGCGGTCGCGTCAGTGTCATACGACAACGTTTTCACATCCACATACGAAAACTACCTAATCGTCGGTTACGCCACCGGCACAAGCCCGGCAATCACAATGCGTATGCGGGCCTCCGGGACCGACAACTCATCAAGCAACTACGTTTTCGTACGCGCCAACATTCAAGAAACAACCGGCTCGTGGGGATTCACGGTGTCCAACGGCGCACAAACATCATGGAACCTCGGAACCACAAACTCAATGCAGTTTTCGCTCACCATGTTCGCACCCCAAGCGACACGCGCAACCGCATTTGAAGGAACGACAAACTTAGGCACAGGAACCGGAAACTACCCATTACAAGTCAACGGAGGCAGCCTCACCGTAACCACTTCATACGATGGTTTTACTCTGCTTGGCAGCGCCAACATCACCGGCCGCATCGACATTTACGGAATGAGTAACTCATGACATACGAAACAAACGTCAACGGCCACACCCGCAAAATGACCGACGAAGAAATTGCAGAGTATGAGCTCATGCTGGGCGAAATTGAACAACAGAAACAAAACGACCAGATCAACCACAATCGCAAACAGGCCGCCAAAAACAAATTGGCATCTTTGGGACTGACACCCGAAGAAATCGACGCGCTAATACCATGAACGGCGCCACCAAACAAGCAGCAGATCAAACCGTCAAAGGCGGCATCCTCGGAATCGGGGTGTATCTCGCCCACATCAACAACGTCGACCCAGCACTTATCGCCATGCTGCTCCCCGTCGCATCCGCATTGCTCGCATTCATCAGCTCCAAAATTAGCGACCCACACCTTGCCTCAATCTTTGGCAACCACAAAGAACTCGGCGACAACAAAGACAAAAAGTGACGCGCCCCTACATCGTCGACCAACAACCGGTCGTCAAACACAAACTTCTCGGCACCGAAGAATGGGTCCGCCAAGCCGCGCAACACAGCAGCGGCGCCCTATGGAACAACGGCACATGGGTCGTCCGCGACATCAAAGGCAAACCCGGCCAAACCTCAAACCACGCTCGAGGCCTCGCCATGGACCTCAGCTACCGATACATGCCAGTCCGCAACCTCGGCGTCACAGACGGCCGCCGCAAAAGCGTCGACTTCATCAAAACCTGCCTCCAACATTGGGAACAGCTCGGCATACAGCTCATCATCGACTACTGGCCCCAAGAATTTGGCCGCTTATGGCGCTGCAACCGCGCAGCATGGCGCAAAGCCTCCAAACCCACCTTCACCGGCGCACCCGGCGGCGACTGGTGGCACATCGAGCTCCACCCCCAATGGGCAAACGACCCAGACCGCGTCCGCAAAGCCTTCCAAGCCGCATTCACCACAACCGCCACAGAGCCCGCTAAGGTCGAATCCGACACATAAACCCACGGAGCAGCACCGAGGTACAACATGAATCCACTGTCATTCATGGCCAGTGTCGCCGCAGGCATCAGCCTCATGATCGGCGCCATCACAGCCATCTTCCCCACACCCACGCCACCGGCACCCGCCGCGGCCATCACCACAATCCCGCCACAGGCCACTCTGAGCCTCGTGGAGGCCCCAAAACCCGTCCCCCAGTACGAACCCGCACCCCGCCCAACCTGCGACAACTACGTCGATCTGGCGCGCACCGTCGGATGGCCCGAAACCGAGCTCGGCACCCTCGCCCAAATCATGTGGGCCGAATCCCGATGCCACGCCGACGCAGTCGGCGATCTTGACCGCGGCGTCAGCCTCGGCCTCATGCAAATCCACACGAAATCATGGTGCGAACCCACCCGGTACTGGCCGCTCGGCTACCTACAAACCAAAGCCGTCCTCGACTACTGCCAAACCTTGCTAGACCCCTACGTCAACCTGTACGCAGCTCTCGTCATCTGGCAGGAAGGCGGCTGGCAGCAGTGGACCACCTACAAAGGACAATGACCCGTGAGCAAAATCGTTGTGACCGCGCTGTTCGCCGTCTTCGCACTCGCGCTGTGGCTCGAAAGGTGGACAAGGTGACACGCCGCGAACAGCACCCGGACGCACTGTTAGCGGACCTCATCGAGTACGCCGAGAACTGCCGCAGCGTGTCGACAATGATCGTACTTCAAGAAGCCATCGCCCACATTTACACACTCAACGACATCATCACTGAAATCAAAGCCGAAAACGCACGACTCGAATCCATCATCAGAACCATTTACTAGGGAGCAGCACCCATGACCAAAACCATCTTTGACCCAGTGCTCGGCGCACATTTAGCGACCGAAGGCGCACAAATCAGCTGGGACCACTCAGCCCAAACCTTCAAGGAAACAGCCCGCCAAACCGTCCTCGACGTCGCACGCATGCGTCTCGACTTCACGACCGACGACATCATCCGCTGGGTCGAAACACACAACCTGCCAGCACCAGACAACAACAGCGCATGGGGGTACATCATCAAACAACTCGCCAAGACCGGCGACATCGTCTTCACTGGCCACTTCCGAGCAAGCGCTCGAGCCAACGCACACTCAAAGCCGCTCCGAGTCTGGCGCCGCGCATGAGCTGGAAACTCGACGACTACGTCCAAGTCCCCGAGCGAATGCGAATGGTCGCGGAAAAATACCCAGACGTCCGGTTTGCCGAAGACCAACCCGTCATCCGTGAAATCGGCGACAAGCTGTACATTGAAATCCGCGTCACCGCATGGAGACACCCCGACGATCAGCACCCTGCGGTGGCGTACTGCTGGGAACCGTTCCCCGGAACCACCCCATACACCCGCGACTCGGAGCAAATGAACGCCACCACGAGCGCCTACGGCCGCGTCTGCGCGCTACTACTCCCGGGAGCCTTTGCAAAGATCGCGTCCGCGCAAGAGGTGTACAACCGTGCCGGCCCGCCCTTGACCACTTACGAAGAGCCGTTCCCAGATCAGCCGCGCATGGCGCCGCGGCTGCACACCGACCCGCCAGCCTCCGCACCCTCCGAACCACAGCTCAAAAAGATCAGGGCCATGTACGCGGCGCGCGGCATGACCGACATCGCCGAAATAATGGCCGACGCCTCACAGCGCCTCGGCCGCAAATTGGCCGGCACTAGTCTCCACAGCCTCCTGCGTGGGGAAGCCAGCCGACTTATCGACTCACTCAAAGCCGAGGAAACCTTGTGAGCCAAACCGACATTCCCGACCCCGTCGTCACCGTCCCATGGACGCAGCTGCTCAACCTTGAGCTCAAGCTCCGTTACGCCAAACGCGAGCTCTGTGAGGCCGTTATGTTCGCCACCGGCGACCAGCAACAGCACCTCGACGACGCATACGTCAAGCTCGTCCAAGCGACCAAGATCGTTATGGAGCTCATCAAAGGCAACGACGATAAATGACCCTGTTTTTGCTCATCGTAATCTTCGGCCTCGTTACTGGCGTCGGGGTGTTTCTTATCTCAGCGCTCAATGAGGCAGGCAAAGAAATCCGCAAGCTCCGAGACTTTCACGACAACAACTAAACCCACCCGACTTCGGGCGCAATCCCAGCGTGAGACGGGATGCAGGTGCGAACCCTCCACGGCTAACCACCGTGAGTTAGGCCGTCAGAGAGCCGTGGAAGCCCCGCGCACTGAAACGAGGGTGCGGGCTAGTGGGACTCGAGCGATAATCGAGCGGGAGGAGCCCGGGCGCGCTATGCCCATCCACAGACCTTGACATCAGCATCACGAGCAAGGCGCAACGCGCCGCGCTAGCAGGGGGTGTGGGGGAAATTCCCCCACTACCATCGACACAGGAGCAGCACCCATGCCAACACGAACCAGCAACAACAACTACCGACGCAACCGCGCCCAACTACTCAACGGCGCACCCACCTGCCATTGGTGCAAGACACGCCCAGCCACCGAAGCCGACCACCTCATCGAGCACGACGCCGGCGGAACCGACGACCTCAACAACCTCGTCCCAGCATGCAAACCCTGCAACAGCAAACGCGGACAAAAATACCTCACCAACAAGAATCGCATCCGACAAGCCAAACGACCACAAACCTTTTTGGATTCGGACACACCCCGCC